GGTAAAAGGGTAGCAAATAGAACTGCATCACCCTCTACTGAATATAGATGTATTATATCCAAAGCTGAAACAGAAATTTATATGGGTGAAAAATCTATTAAAAAACTTATATTAGATGATAAAAACTAATAAAAAAAGAAATCCTATTGCTAAACAGCTTAAGCATTTTAAAAATAAAATTATTAAAAATAAAAGATATTACGATAGAAAAAAAGAGCAACAAATGTTGCATCATAGTCAAGCACTATAATCTCTCTCTATAATCATTTCTAGATAGTGAATAGCTTTTTCTATATCTTTACGTTTACCTTTTTTCTTATGTCGGCATATGTACTTAATAGCATTGCCTTCAGCGAATGGTAAATTATTTTCATTAATAAAATGTGCAGGTTGAATCTTCATATCTTTATAATGAGTACCATCAACTTGTTTATTAAGTGTGTCGTAAGTCATATCTTTAAACATATCTTTATCAGTCATTAAAATTTTAATCTATAACGACCAGGACGATTATTTCGTTCTGGTTTTTGTTTTTTATAATAATTTCTACGTAATTGTTGTATATCATTTTTCATAGCTTTAGATAACTTAATATGTATGTAATCAGGATCCAAATCAGCTAACACACATATAATTCTAAAGTCTTGTGAATTACTGGTAAGCCAAGATACAGCTTGATCTCTATAATAAGAATAATATTTGTCTAAACCCTTATATGCAGCATCATGTATTGCTTGGGTAATTACATTAAGAAACATTCTTTGTTCAGGAGTTCTCATCTATAACTTCATAAGTCATACGTTGATCTGCAACATCTTGTTCTTGCCAATTCAATGTTTTAGGATCTATAGCTTTTAAAGTTTTAATAGCCTCTTGATCATTCTCAGCATTAATAAATATTTCTGTATACGCAGGTAACACTACCCATCTTTTAAACTTATAAATCATATATTATTTTTACGTCTACTAGCTTCTAATGTTCTAAATAGATCTATAATAAGACCTTCTTTATCTCTTTTATTATCTAATGTACTAGCTTCTACTTCAGCAGTAAACAGCTCATCAATAGCACTCTTATAAGTATCACTTGCATAATAAGTTTGTTCTTTAGCAGATATACTTTTATCATCTTTGTTACCTGTTATGTGCAAAGCTTTTTTACGTTTAAGTAATCTATCTAAATATTTTACTTTAGCATTTGCTTTAGCAGAAGTTTCATCTGTGTCTGCCAAGTACTTTAATGCATCCTCTAATCGTTTTTCTGTAATCATTTTGATCCTCTTTTAAATATTTTTTATATAATTCTTGTACCCATTCATCTCTTTGAAACGTGTCTATCCCTGCTAATTCTAGATTTAGTTTGAACTCTAGATAACTTGCTTTCTTCATTCAAATCTATACCTAACCTTTCTAACTCACAATGTGCACAATAAAATAATTTATTAATTATTATCACAGCTTGTCTTTTACATTTTATGCACTGGGCAACCATGAATTGTTAGGAGCAATTAGTATTGGTTACCCAGCGTTTCATTACTAGAGGGAGTAAAGAAATTGTTAAAATGGTGGATCGTCTTGTAAGTCGTCTACACTATCCATCTTTGAATTAAGTATATCTCTTACAATTAAATCTAAGTTTTTGTGTATCTCTGGTGTAACTTCTTTACCAGAACTTAACCAAGCTGACATTAGATTACTCATAGTCAATCTGTATTTCTCTTTCCATTGAGCACTTACATCTTTTACTTGTTGAACACCTCTAGCACTTACCATATTACCATTCGGCACAGCTACTTCACCATCAAGTAATTCAATAGAACTAGCAGTTTGATACTGCTTGCCTGTTTTACTTGTTCTTACTGGCTGAGCTGCAATTTTAAGTCTAGCACCTTTCTGCCATCTAGAAGCACCTAGTGCCTCACCATACACAGTCATATCTGTGCCATCATCTTTAGTGATGTATACAGTTACACCACCATCGTCTTTTTCAAAAGCTCTTTTAAACGAGCATTCAAAGGTTTCAGTTTCCATTATCTGTCTCCTATTTATTTGTTTTATTATTTTTCCAAATCGTTGCATATCTTTGTATAGATTATTTCAACGCTTTTGTCCAAATGTCTTTTGCGAAATCCACAGATCCAGGACTACCTTTCCATCTGAAGTTGTCGCATACCAAAGGAAATATGCGTACAACATCTTCTTTAGTTTTGCATATATTCAATATATGTTCTATATGTTTCATAGCATTGATAAGTACCTGTAATTCATCTCTTTCAGTCATATCAACACAATACTGATCTTTTGGTGAACAATATAAAAGCATAGTTTCTTTGCCAAATAAGTCTCTGTATAAGCATTGTTGACGTACATCTGCTGCTTTTGGATACCAATTTGGATCTACATGACCTGCTTTTAGTCGTCTAATATATGCTGTAGCTTTGGTATCAACTATAACATCTTTGAACTCAAAGTCAGTTTTACCAATTACATCATACTTTAGACCATACTTTTTGCCTGGTATTTGCATTTCATTTTGAAATGACACCACATCACCAAATTCACGTAAGTTTTCTACAAATTTATTAGCGATAATACCTGACCATTCACATTCATTAGCCTCATCTACATTATATTCTAGATATTTCTTTTTGGAATAATCTATGATAGTATCTTCATCATTGATTTGGTTTGATAATGCATGATGTGCAGCATCTTCTGCTGCTAATCCCATTACCATTCTTGCATTAGGTTCTGACTCAAAACCAAACAACTCATTGATGATCCAAAAAGCTGGACTATCAATAAATGTATTAGTCTTGGAGGCAGAATGTCTATAGTCAATTTTCATATAAATCTCCTTATGATTATTAATGTTCAAAAATATATTAGCCATACCTATAACATACCAGTAGATCTGTTAAAAGGTAAAATGTCTATAAAAGATAAAAAACAATATAATTTATATAATCTATCTATTATATTGTCTTGGCTATTGCACCCTACGAAAGCGTATGGGTGTAAAAGCCTTATAGCAAGGCATCATTGTTGTAATAAAAACAGAGTGTATAGATTATACAAACTATACAACTCTAATGATAACTTTAAAAGTTTTGTTGATAATGCAAAACATAATTATATAGATAAGTATGCGTAAGATAGAAAAACCAGAACTTATTTCTACTATTAGAGATAAGAAAAAAGTTTGGTTAAACATAAGAGAATCACGTCTTATGTATATGTTTCATCGTAAACTCATATCTATGGAAGAATACGAAGCAGGATCTAGATATAGATTAGCTTGTGAGCTTATGGGTGGTGGTACTGGCAATGTAATGAAAGAACGTATTGATGGATCCAATACAGATTTTATTACTTCATCATTAGGTGCAGCTCTTTCTGTAAAAAATGCTGATGAACAAATAGGTAAAACCTTTGCAGAATGTATGAAGTTATTTTGTTGGTTTAATTATGGAATAATTGAAATAGCCAATATTCTTGGATTGACAGAACGTAAAGCATCTAATAGAACACATGAAGGACTAGCAAGATTGGCAATATATTATGGGTACACGAAAGTGCACAACACTATCAGAGGACAAGGAATTAAAAATAAAAGACAAAGTATACCTAAAATGGGTAGCAAGTAATCCTTGTATAATATGTCAACAAAATGGCTGTAATGCACACCATATACAATACGCTCAACACAGAGGTATTGGCCAAAAAGTTGGCGATCAATTTACAATACCATTATGTGTTAAACATCACCATCAATTACATAATTGTGGTATGTCAGAACGTAATTTTTGGGAAAAAATAGACATAGATCCATTACCTATATGTGATATTTTTTATAAACATTACCATGAAATGTGGAAAAATAAGGACTTTTTTTATGATGACTCATTGCTTTGGATAGAAGTTTACAACAAACTTGTACCTAAGATTAAAAAAAGCATTGATTTTTTACTGCAACCCAAATAGTTATTATAGTTATCCTCGCCAGAGGTGTCAAAATTATGAGCAAAATATTAAAATTTCCTAAAAATAAAAAGTCATATTCTGATAAATTTTTAAAGAATGTGAAGCCTGATGTTATAGGTGATTTTATTAAAGAACAACATCCTCATCTTACATTGAGAGCTGCTGATGCTATGGCTCTAGCAATAATCTATAGCACATATTTACAATTAGTATTTGAAGAAGAAGGTCAAATGGTTATACCTTTTGAAGAAGTAGAACAATACATATGGGCAGCTAATGACAAAAAGACGTTACACTAAAAAAAAAAAATCAGTAAAAGATAAAGATACTACAGATATACCTTATACTAAAGTTAGAGTCGAATGGGTAGATTGTGTTAGTGATAGTGCTTGGGCGTCAGATAAAGAATTTAAAAATATGAAACTGGCTACACCAGTTAATGAAGGTTGGATCTTCTCTAAAGATCGTAAATCAATAAAGTTATTTGCAAGTTACGATAAAGAAGATGATGGTACAATAACCTTTGGTGATCGTACTATGATACCTAAATCTTGGATAGTTAAAATTACTGAAATCTAATAGGCACGAGGTCATAACAACCTCTCCATGCCTATTAGCCACCCACCAAGTCTCCCTGATGGGTGTATCTATCTTAATAGTCAATGAGCGAAGGTTATTTCCCATATCCATTGTCTTTCATATTACCCTATCTATAGCTAGGATATTTACGCATCTACTTAATAGAATTCTTAAATACCTTTTTTCATATATTCTTGTATTACAGCTTCAGCACCTTGATCTTCTTTTGGGTAATACAATGTTTCTAATCGTTCTTTAGAAACTTTTAATTCAGCTTTAACATGGTCTTTAGCATGCTCTAAAACTTTAACTAACTCTGGATAGTTTCCATAAAATATACCATAGATAGATAAATCATTAATCGCTGCTGTCACTCTGTTCAGACCTTTTATTCTTTTTTCTATTCGAAGTACTTCGCTGTCTGGCTGAATCATCTTCCATCTCCTTTATTTTACGTTTTAGTTTATCTATTTCTAATTGCTTACTTGCAACTATTGCTTTCCATTGACCATCATTCGCCATATTTATCTCCTGTTACATCTAAATGTGTTTGTATTCTAGTTATATCATCACGATATTCTTTAGCCCATTCTTGCATAATTAATGAATGTTTATCTTTCATAAATCCACATTGAATAGCATTGTCAATAATAGATAATGATTCCATAGCATCATCCATTTCATTTTGTAGTTTTTCACGTTCATGACGTTTTGCTTTATTCTCTGTTTGTAAACCACCAATATCATGTTTAGTTTGATCAGTCATTATCAGTTCCTCTAGCTTTATTAAGTTTATCATTAGCTGCTTTATCTACTGCATCTTTTAATGTATTGTATCTAAGCTCAGCTAATTGAGTTTCTTCTCTTGCCAGATCTAAATCTTTACGTAGTTGAAGTATATCATCACATTTAAGTTTTAACTTTACTCTTAACTCAGCAACTAGATCATGACAATCTTTCAGAACCTCGCTTAAATTACGAGGCTCTGGATTTTTTATTTTTTCACGCAGCTTCATCTTTCACCTTTTCTATGATAGCAACATTACCTGCAACAAAGTCACCTGGAATACAAGTTCTTCCAGTTCTTTCTTGCCAAGCATACCATGCTTTAGTTGCTCTATCATTTTTTACAAAAGGATTTTTGAGTTTACTTTCTTCATCACAATAAATATCAAAAGTCCTATTAGATATAGTCTTATCATATCCTTGTAATATTTCAATAGTATCACAATTTATCAAAGGATACATGTCTTGAAACGTAGGTTTTTTAGTAAATTCAAATGTTTCATTACCAGTTGTTGGTAATCCATTTTCCATATTTGCTTTCCATATATGTAATTTATACATACAACCTCCTAGTTTTTCTTGCCAAATAGAACTCTACCATCTGAATGGATTTGTTCTAATACGCCTTTTTGAACCATTAAACTGCATACATATCTAACAGCACTATCAGTAGTTTTACCTACCATATTTTCAACTTTAGCTGTTATTTCATTAACAGAAAATGCTGTATTGCCTTGTCTGTTAACTATATCAGTTAATGTTTTTTCAAGAGCAGCAGTAGCCTCTCTTGGTTTTGGTAGTTGTACAATTCGTGCTGATAAATCACGTCTCATACATTTTTCCATAAGTTGTTGTAACTCAGTTTGGTTAATTAATTTATGTTTCATTAATATAGCCAAAGCTTTGTGTACATCTTTTGGTATTTTAATCATCATCGTTCTCCTGTTGTTCGATTTCAATGTTATATGTTTTACCATCAATAACACATTGGAAGTCTGCTCCATAACCATCTGTAGTAGCCTGTCCATGACCTAGTATTGTGGCATCTAGTTTACTAATGAGCAATCGTTCAATTGCTAACATTAATTCATTTGTTTCTAAAAGTTTAGACATCATCTGCTCCTGTACCTCTTGGAACAAATCTTATTTGTATTTGAAGATCGCTATAACTAGAATTCCAAGCGTCAGATAAATCATCTAACAATCTAGGAAGTTTCTTAATATTCATACCATCTTCATCAACAAGATGTTTTGTCATTTGTAAATTAGGTTTCTTTTCAGTTCCTTCATTATCAAATTTATATATTTTTAAGTTATCTATAAACATACATTCTCCTATGATAAGTATTTACGTATTTGATGACTAACCAGTTCTGCAAATCTAAACCACTCTTTGATTAGATTTCTACGTTTAGTCTTTCTCTCTTTAATTACCTGATTAACAGCTTTATCAGATGCTTTGTTCAGTATTTGTTCTTGTTCTTCTAATCTCATTTAGTTACCTCATACATAAGAATTAGTAAAAACACTGCTTGTATAATCAACATAAAAATCATACCTTTTCTATGTCTTTCTACAACTCTATCTGTTTCCATTAGACTTTTTCTAATAGAACTTATGTAGTTGTACATTTTTTCATTTACATCATTTTGTTGTTGATGTATTTTTATATGATCCATAATTACCTTTCTGTAATGGCGTTGCCCAGCCACATAGTGCCGGGCAATAGCCATAGTTTTATTTTTTGTTTTCAATTGCAAACGCAGGATTAAAGACATCTTTTGGTATTTCAAAATTTATCTTTTGCGTTGCACCTTCTTGAGCTATACGCATAACAGCTACGTTTAATGGTAGACCTGAATTGAGTATATGTTTAGATCTTTTCTTAGAGATTTCTAAAAGCTGTAATGCTTTACCTTTTGGTCCAGCATAATATGCTTTCTCAGTTTCTTCTCTACAAAGTTTTCTAATCAATGCCTCATGATCTTTTGGATCTTCAATCAGCTTACGTTCTATATCTGTTTGCCACTTTCTAGGTTTCTTCCAAGTAAGTAACTTCTCATACATTTTATCAACAGATCTACTTAGATCGTTTTTAAGCTGTTGTTCTACCATATTTTTAGTAGTAACAAACTCATGATATGCTTTATGCTTTTCTATAATACTTTTCATATCAGCATCTAGCTTGAGTTTAGATCTAAAAGCTTCCAGATTAGCATCTGTTTCTTCTTCGATTTCTTCAATCATTTCTGATTTAAGACTAGCTTTTCTGTTCTCGTACTCAGTATCAGTATTGTAATCCCAATACGAATATTCTTCTTTACGTATTGGTCTCATTACCTTATCTGTCATACAGCTTTCCTTTCTTCTGCACTATTAGATATAGTTTCTAATACTTCAGCTTTAGCTTTGGCAGATTGTTCATCGCTCTTGTCCATTCTTGAACAAGCTCTAAGAAACAATGTTGTTGTTGTAGTTTTCTTACCCATTGGATCTAAAGTAGATAAAACAGGATGAGAACTTACAGTATTGTAAGCTAATGCCCATACTTCTGTGTAGTATGATATTAGAGCACCATATTTTTTAGACACTCTTTCTTTCTGTGTTGCTTTCTGTTCCATTAGTTTCCTCCTTTCTTTTAATTTCAAATGGCATTTCTAATTTATCTGGTGTATTCTTTTCAATACACTTGTACAAACCAATGCACACTCTGATAGGTAAAGTAAATGTAGATACAAGTACCTCACCGACTTTTTCTATACGTTTCATATTCTTCCTTTCGTTTACGTAAACGTAGATATTTACTACGTACTTGACGATATTCATCATCAAATTCTTTTGTTCCAGGAATTGGATCGACATCAGCAGTGAGCCAATTCCAACCTTTTCTTATAGCGATGCCACCAACGCCATAAGCAATAAATTTAATAAAATGAAATACTCCATTCATTAGTTCCTTTCTTTTTTATTTTTAAAGTACCATCTGTAAGCAACTTCTTCTATATGATCTAATTTCTTATGTATATTCTCTACAGAGTTACTTATGTTTGCTTTTGTTTTTGGCTTACGTTTTTTAGACCAAGCGTCCAACGTTTTGATTGGATCAGCTTTAAGCATAGTTCTTGGATCCCAATTGTATTTATTACATATTGCTATCAGTTGCTCTGCTAACACTCTATTCTCACATTTCTCTAACTTCTGATATTGTTGGAATGTAACACCTAATGTTGTAGCTATCTTCTCTTGAGTTAAGCCATTCCATAACCTATGTAGTACTAGCTGTTTAGCAATCTGTTTAGCTTGTGGTAAAAAATTAAAACATCTTTTTCCCATCATTCCTCCTTTCCATATAGTTTATTATAGACAAGCAGCTCACGTTTGTCGGAGCTGGTTGGCGAAGTTATTACTCTTATTGATGGTTTACCTTCTCTATATATTTTAGCCAACGTAATCCATCCTCTTTTGGGATATATAATCTGTAAGTATACAGGCTTTATCCAATATTGTTTCCACCAAGTTATATGTTCTTTTCTTATCGAACCACTAAACTTTTGGTTGAACATTATCTTTACTGCTCTTGCTAGATTTATTGGTTTTTCTTTGAACTTTCCCTTTAGTATTACTCGGTACACTCTTAACCTCCTTGCAATCTGTAAAGATAGATAAATGTTTCATATGATCTGTGTACTCTTGATCTGTCATACCTTTAATTTTTGATTTCATTATATCCTCTCTTGATATATTCTTCTACAATACCATTTACTTGTGTAGCTACCTTGATCATATCTTTCACCAAGTTTAGCTTCTAACTTTTTTTCTACCCATCTTTCGTTTCTATATCTAGCACCAGATGTATCGTATTCTGATTGAGGCATATATATTATATGCTCTCTAACTACTTGTTCATTATCTGAAAGATAGTGTGTAACTTCACATATAAATTTTCTAAGCATACTCTCTTTCCTTTCTTTTAATAAAAAAAAACCAGCACCATTGCTGATGCTGGTAATAATTGGAACTGCAATCAGACAAACCAACTCTACATAGCTTCGTAGGTCGTTACCCTGAGAGTGTTCACATATATATCTCA